CTATGTTACAGATAGATCAGTTACTCTAATGGATAGTGTTTCTTTATATAATGGAAGCGCTAGCTAATAGAAAAGGGATAGTTTTTTATCTCCCGCCCTTTTAAGGGTGCATTAGTACCGAAGGTACAGAATAACCCTGTTAGGGCCTTAAAACCCTCTCAGGGTATTTTTATGGGGTATTACAGGAAATGTTGATCATGTGAAAATATGGTCTCTTCTCGCCGAAGCACTTTTTTCGCACTAATTGCACTATATGACCGATATGTACTATATTGTATATATAACAAGAAACCCAATCAGAGGCGGATCCGATTGGGTTCTTTATATCTTGCGATATATGTACGCAGGAACATGTGGGATGCTACAACTACGTACAGTTTAATTGTAAAATAGCTTTTATTCTAAGTCAACTGTTTTTAAAATAAAGTTTGCTGGCCATCTTCATCTACAGCAGAATATGAAGGGGCAGGTCCAAGAAGATATCCATCCTCATGATATGAAACCATCTTGGATGTATCTTCTGGCCCCACCAGTTTATTTGCAATAATTGTTAAAAGGTCGTATATACGGTGTAGCATAATATAATTAACCATTGGTAGGTTATCTTCTAAATCTGAAGATGTTGGTTCATTTGTCATCTGGTCTACCTAAGTCTTCCCAAAATTTTTCCCGCCCCATATTATCAATAGGAATAATAGGGGTACTGTTACACTGGCAATCTTTGTCACATGTCATTTTTTAACCTTTTCCATAGTCTTTATAATATCGTCATAAAAACCAAACCCTATAAACTTTTTATATTCACAGGATAGGCAGTATAAGTATACTTCATCATCTATTGATTGGTTAGGAAGAAGAAAGCCTTGATCTAGTGGGCAAACCAGTCTAGGAACAAGGCCTTCTTCAGAAAGTGCTATGTATTGAGATACTTGCTGTATCCTACGCATTTTCTCCTACTTCTGAGTAGTTGGGAACTTTAAATAAAATTCCTTAGCTCTTTGGGTTAGACCCTTCCAAGCCGACCAATCTGTACCGCCATTGGTCATATAATACGTTATCTCTGCGTTTATTACTGGGTCAAATAATAAAATATTTGATCTCAGGTCAAATTTTTCTTTACGAGCAACACCTAGGTTTCCCAACATATTGATCTGAAAAATTCCATAGGAACTGTCTCCAGTTTTCCTGTTACCATTATAAGCTAGTGGGCGTCCACTGGACTCCCTCTTTGCAATGGCCCAAGCCGTTTTAAGAGCTTTTCCTTCAAAACCTACTGCTGCCAGTAGTTCTTTCAATTCAATGTCTGAAAGCTTATCCGAAGGCTTGTAAACAGTATTGCTGTACTTCTCTAAGGTTTCTTGCTTAAGTTGTACTTCTGTCTTTGGTTGTACTTTTAAAGCTTGAGCGGGAACCACAGTATTGTTTGTAAATAGAAACAATGTTATCATTACTATTACAGTCGTACTATGAGCAAAATCGCTCAGCTTTTGTTTTATATTCTCCATTGGCATTTCCTCCTTTAGAGATAACGAACTATAATCTTAACATTGTCAGTAAGTTACTGTCAAGTCAGTTGACCAGAAAGATATTATGGATATTTCATTTTCAACACCCATTATTAATCTAAAAACATCTAATGGTTATGGTCATGCAGCGTCAAAAATTATAGATTCATTAAAAAGATTAGGACATAATGTTCCTTTTCAAGATTCACGAGCTAAGGTGCAATTAAATTTTTCTCAGCCTGTTTATTATAAACTGCATAGAAATCAATATCAGATTAGTTATACTCCATGGGAATCTACTGTTATTCCAAAAGACTGGTTTGAGTATTTAGAAGCATGTGATGAGATATGGACAACTTCAAATTGGTGTAAAGACGTATTTGAAAATAATGGATTTAAAGATGTTAAAGTTTTTCCTCATGGAATAGATCCAATATGGAGACCCAAAAAAAGAAATTTAGAACACGAAAGACCAATAAAATTTTTGCATGTAGGAGAACCAGCGCCTAGAAAAGGCGGGCAGATGGTAGTAGATGCATTCACCTCAATGTTTGGAAACAATCCTTTTTATTCTTTAACAATAAAATCATATGGACCTAGTACTACACGTATATATAATAACTACATAGAAAAAAATATTATTGGTGTTCCAAATGAACTTTATAATAATATTACAGTAATTACAGAATCAATGTCAGATGAAGAATTAGTAAAGTTATATCATGATCATGATGTTTTAATTTATCCTAGTTATGGAGAAGGATTTGGATTTATTCCATTACAAGCTTTAGCTACTGGCATGCCCGTCATTTGTACAGAAAGTTGGGCACATTATGATAAATTTTTAGGTCCATTAAAATTAAAATCTGAAATGATAGATTCGCCATGGCCATTTCATAATGGTAAAGTTTTTGAGCCAGAGTATAAACATCTAGTTGAACTTATAAGAGATGTTTCAATTAACTTTAATGCTTATGCAGGTTATTACTTTGCTCAGTCGACTAAGATACATGAAGAATATAATTGGGATCGGTTGACTAATAAAGCTTTTGAACACATTTTTAAAAAGTTTTCTTAACCTCTTCCCCGCTAAAACAAAGTTTGATACACTTAGACCTCATTCAAAATTATTAATCCGTTAGGCGGAAGAAAAGGTGTCACTAAAAAATGTCAAAAACTATTGAAAATCCTTATGAAAACTTTATTGCTTTGTCTCGCTATGCAAGATGGATGCCTGAAGAGAATCGCAGAGAAACATGGGGAGAAACAGTAGATCGATATTTTGACTTTATGCTCTCACACCTTGAGAAAGAACATAAATATTTTCCAAATAAAAAGATAGTTGAAGAACTTAAGACAGCTGTATTTAATAGAGATGTTATGCCATCAATGAGATCAGTAATGACTGCAGGGGCTGCATTAGATAGAGATCATGTTGCAGGATATAACTGTTCATTTGTTCCAGTTGATTCACCAAGATCATTTGATGAGACTATGTATATTCTTATGTGTGGAACGGGAGTAGGATTTTCTGTTGAGTATAAGTATGTTAATAAACTTCCTTCCGTCCCCGAAACATTTGAAAAGTCTACAACTGTTATTACTGTAGAAGATTCAAAGCAAGGTTGGGCAAAAGCATACCGTGAACTTCTTGCATTGCTATGGTCTGGACAAGTTCCAGCAATTGACGTTAGCAAGTTGCGTCCTGCAGGCGCAAGACTTAAGACAATGGGTGGTAGATCATCTGGACCACAGCCACTAATTAACTTATTTGATTTTACAATTGCAAAATTTAAGTCTGCAGCAGGTAGACAGTTTAAACCAATCGAAGCTCATGACATGATGTGCAAAATTGGTGAGATCGTTGTTGTTGGTGGAGTTAGACGCTCAGCAATGATTTCTCTTTCAAACATTAATGACATTGAAATGGCTCAAGCCAAATCAGGTAACTGGTGGGAAAATAACTCACAGCGTGCCTTATCAAATAACTCTGTTGCCTATTCACGCAAACCAGAGATGGAACAGTTTATTGCAGAATGGAAATCTTTATATGACTCAAAGTCAGGCGAACGTGGAATTTATAATGTGGCAGCAGCGCAAAAGCAAGCGGCAAAGTATGGACGCAGAGATCCAGAAATACATTACGGAACAAACCCATGTTCCGAGATTATTTTACGTCCTTATCAGTTTTGTAATCTTTCAGAAGTCGTATTACGTGAAAAAGACACAGTTGAAGATGTTGCAAATAAAGTGCGTCTTGCAACGATTCTTGGTACATGGCAATCAACATTAACAGATTTTAAATACCTACGTAAAATCTGGAAAGACAATACAGAAGAAGAACGCTTATTAGGAGTTTCACTAACAGGACAATTTGGACACAAGTTTTTTTCTGGTAAAGAAAATCTTAAGAAGTTGGAAGATGTTTTAGTTGGTCTTCGTGAATATGCAAGAACAACTAATTCAGAAGAAGCAGAAAATATTGGTATTCAAGAATCTGCTGCAATTACATGTGTAAAACCTTCTGGAACCGTATCTCAACTTGTTGGAGTATCTTCAGGAATGCATAGTTATCATAGTCCATATTACATTAGAACTGTTAGGGGATCAAAAGGAGACCCTCTAACAAAATTTTTAGAATCCGTAGGAATTCCAGTAGAAGACGATGTTATG